GACTGGATTGGAAGATTATACACAGTAGTTAATCTTCCTCCAGAAGTTACTTTATCCCCTGATTCTCCTGATGAGATAAGACCAGCTTATGTTTTGGAGCAGACAAAAGGGTTAAATGAATATTTAACTACACTTAATCTACACGAAATAATAATACCTTCATTAGAGCCTATTGAAGAAAGTGATTCTTATTTAGTTGTATATTCACCTTACTTTCAAAAGATATCAGTTTCTTGGTTTGTATACAGAACTATTTTTATACTAATTCTATTATGGGCTCAACACAAATTCGGAATATTTGGATTTATAAAAAAAGCACTTGTAGCTATTTATGAGTTTATCTTCTGATATTAGTATAGAGAGACAAGCTTATCCATGGGGAAGAGCTTATATTGTAAAGGGGGTCGAAGGACCTCCTTTAATATTGCCGTCTGTTACCACAATACTTAAATTAATAGTTAATCCTAAGTACGAGGAATTAAAAAAAGAATTTGGCGAGGAGAGATGGCTAAGAATAATGAGCGATGCTGCTGACAGAGGAACAGTAATGCACACAATGCTAGAGTTATTCTTATTAGAATGGGCAATAAGTAAGGATCACGAAAGGGCACTAAAAAAAGCACAGATCTATGCTATAAATGAAGCGAAGGAAGCTAATAACGAATACAAAAAAATCATAGATAGAGGGAGGAGCTTATTCTGGAATTTTTATCATGATAAATTTTGGGAAGTCATAGATGAGGTTGTTGCTAATGAATTATTCATGTATACAACTTTTAAAGGAGGATGGGCAGGTGCTACGGATTTCGTTTTCCGAAATAAGGACGGTGATTTAATAGTTGAGGACTTTAAATCTGCAACTTCTCCGAAAGATGAAGAGGATATATTAGGATACAAATTACAAATATCAGGGTATATGTTTATGGTTGCAGAAAAATTTGGCGAGGTTCCTAAGATGGGTAGAATTCGTATATCTAACGAAGAAGATTCAGAGCTTCAGACATTCATAGTTCATGACTATGAATTAAAGGATTACCTTAAACAGTTTGTGGATTTAGCTAAAAAATTTAGAGAACTAAATAACATTCAATAAACAAAATAGATTAATAAAATAGTCAAAAAGACGAAACTTGTTAAAAAAATTAACTATAAAAAATAAACAAAAATGGAAAATAACATTACTGAAAACGAATTAATGAGAGAACCAGAGAAAGTATTCACATTAATTGACCAAGAAAAAATCGACAATTTTAAGAAAGAATATGAAAATGTAGCAACTAATCTTAGAAAAAAAGAATATGCTCTAGAGATTGACGCTAATCAATTACTCTTCTTAAAGAATTATATGACTGAAACAGTTTCTTGGAGAGGTAAAGAAGCTTTGGGAGTTATCGAAATTCTTAAGACTGTAAGAAGATCTGAAGAAGAAGGAATTAACGACGGTGTTGTTTATTTCAAGAATTTAGAAGTTGAGGCATCTCACTATTTCTTAAACAAATACGAGGGAAAAGGTGAAGCTAATGCTATTCTTGTTAAAGATATTTTAGATTCTTTAGAGAGAACTTTAACTTTAATTTCTGCTGACAATAATGAATTGAAAGAATTAGAAATTAAAATTAAAGCTGCTCAACAAGGTATAGAAGCAGAGTAATACCTAATAAAAATTATAAAGCCCAGATTTAATCTGGGCTTTTTTTGTGGAGATATATATCATATGAACAAAAAAATACTTCCTTGGATAATAGCTCTAGCTGCATTTTCGGTATCCGGATCTGCTGCATTTTATTCTGTTTATGGTTTAGGTAAAATGTTTGCTGGTGCATCATTACAGGTGATGATCTTAGCCAGCAGTTTAGAGTTCTCTAAGCTGGTTACAGCTTCTTTATTATACCAATATTGGGACAAGCTAAATAGAGGTCTTAAAACTTATTTATCAGTCGCTACGTTTATATTAATACTAATAACATCTGCAGGTATTTATGGATTTCTATCAGCTGCATATCAAGAAACTGCAAATAAGTCTGGAATAGTTGAACAGAAAGTTAAGTCACTAGAGCAAAAGAAACAATTATACGAAAAATCTAGAGACAGTTATTTAAGAGAAAAAGAATCTATTTTACAATCTAGTGAAAAACTAAGAGATGGATTAAGTAAGGGATCAACATCACAATACACAGACAAAAAAGGAAATGTTGTTATATCTTCTAATAATGCTAACAGAAGAACTTTTGAAAGACAACTAGAATCAACAAACAAAGCAGATTCATTAGTTTCTTTAAAACTATCATCTACTAACGATTCTATATTCTCTATAGAAAACCAAATATTAGAAATAAAAACAAATTCAGGAGTTTCCGATGAATTAGGTCCTTTAAGATATATCTCAAATCTAACAGGTAAATCATTAGATACAGTTGTTAACTGGTATATAATAATTCTAATGATTGTTTTTGATCCTTTAGCTATTGCATTAGTTATAGCATCAAATTTTGCTTTTGAGCAATTAAAGAAAAGTAAGGATGAGGAAGAAAAGACGGGTGATTTTGTAAACCCTCAAATAACAGATTCAGTAACACAAGTATTAGAACCAGAAGCTAAAGAAGAATCTGATTCATCAATAGATGTTAGTAATGTGTGGAAGAAAGTTAAAAAATTAAGAGAGGAAGAAAAAATTCCACTCATTACAGATGAGGATAAAGAAAATGAACCTACTGCACTCGCTAATTCAGTTTATAGAGAAGAAGATGTTGAAGCAGGTCCTCACATAAAGGTTGTTACAGAAACTTCAAAGGAACCCGAAGAAAATTCGGATAAATATAATAAGGAACAAGGTGAAGAGTTTGGTGGATACAAGATTAAAAAGAAATCAAATCCAGATCCAGAGAATCCTTTAAGATTAAGTTAAACATGGGACAAATTTACAGAACTAATCCATTGTACATTAAATATCTTGATTGTAACAGGTCAGTAGACAGGAAAATATTTTTTCAAACGTGTAATATAGGAATAAAGGAAGGATCAAATATACTTTCATCTGTTTCTTTGTGTGATTTTCAATTAGAATCATTAGGAAGCTCTGAATTGGGGGGATGTGGAGGATCACTAAAAAGAAATGCAATAGTTCCTCCATCTGGAAATTATGTACTTATTTCTCCGGAGGTTGGCCAAGAGCATGGGGAAGTACAAATGATAGTTATTAAAGTTAAATATGATAAGAATTTACCACAAGAGGAGAGATACTTAAACTGGGAATACAAAGGTTCCGTGTATCCGATAAGTTCATTAATGGTACTTACAGGAAGAACCAAATCAGGTGAATCTTGGAATGGATGGGATTTAAGTTCATATACTAATAATATCACAAGTCCTCAATTTACACCAAGTCCTTTTCCTGCTATAACTTCACCAGATCTTTCTTTCGGGGGAATAATGTTCAGTAACCCTAATGAAAAATATAATGCTGAACTAGAAATATTTATTTTTAACTAATGGCTACACCACCTATAGTATGTAACACAATAGATTTTGAAGGTGTTATTTTTCAAAGATGTAATCTTCAAGTAATAAAAGGATCTACTGTTATTAAAGAAATGTCCCTGTGCGATACAGATATTACAATAAATAATTACTCATCATTTATTGGGTGTGTTTATGGCAGATCTTCTTTATTACTTAGCTCCGAAGGGCTTAATGAAATATCATTTATTATGATAAAAGCAACATATCCAGCTTCGTTACCAGTCTATAATAGATTCATAAATATAATTTACAACGGTAAATATTTACCAATGTCCAATTTAACAATATTTACTGGAAATCCCTCTAATACTTCTCCTTATTTATATAATAAAGGTTGGGATTTAGTTCCTAACGGGGGAGAAATACAATCACCATTCTTTCAGGAGGGTGGAATGCTTCTTTATAACCCACATAACGTGAGAGTTAACATAGATGTTATATTAGCAGACGGATTTTCTATTCAATGATAATAAATATTTACTATTAAAGAAATCTAAAAAAAGAATAGATATATACTAAAAAAGCGATTAACAAATGGAAAACTACAATAATCCAGACATCAACAAGTTAAACATGGAAACTTCTAAAAGATTAGCCGAACAAATGGAAAATTGGGGAGGTATTGATTCTATGAATAAATCAGTTGCTGCTTCTTATTTAGGACAAACTGCACAGATGTTAAAAGAATCTAATAATGATATTACTGATAACTATAAACCTAAAACTTCTTTCAGTTTTGGTGTTTCTAACACAGTGTCAGCATTAAGAAATTCTACACTTAACGATCTTCCTGCAGGTAAAATACTTTTAGACAAATATGAAAATATGTTGTTTGGAAGAGGTATTTCTGAGGCATTCTTAATTGAAGGCCTTATAGAGGATCTAAAAAATCTTTCTTGGGAAGATTCTGTTCCTGCGCCTTTAAAAAATCTTAATGATATCTTTGAAAATAGAAGAAGCGAGGTTGAGGTTGTAAAAGCATATGAAACCATTAGAAATGCACCAGGTAAAGAATTATTTAGCGATGCTACAGAACAAATGAAAAACTGGTTAGTTTCTGAAAACAGATCCACAGATTCTTTAATCCATGGTCTAAGAAGATTTGGGTTTAATCCTCTAGTTAGAGAATTGGTTAATTTTGTTTCTTTACACGAGAATAAAAATTCTAACAAATTCCATGTAGGATTTGATAATAACGTATGTGAAGTTACTAATCTTTATACACCGATTGAAGTTAGTGAAAGTGGAGCAGTTTTTTATACCAATGGGAAATTCTTAGAAATTAACTCTACAGAAACTGAATTAAATGAGGTTGATCCTTCGAAATTATCAGAATCTTTTATAGCAAGAACTAGAATTATCGAAGACAGAGATGTTAAAATAACTTCAGATAGAATCTCATTAAATCTAGGAAAAAATAAAGTTGAATTTATTTATGAAGGAGACGATAAGAAAATCTATTTAGATAGTAGACACATCTCAGAAAAAGATTTGCCTGCTGCTATATCAGTAACTACTAATAGTCTATTAGGTAACAATGCTAATATATCTAGAGCTTTATTTATATCTGAATCTATTGATGAGATCGTAGATTTAGAATTTGCTAAAAGAATAAGATCTAAAGTGTATGAAGGTGTTGAAGCTAACATTTTTAAAGTTTCTGACAAGATCTACGTTCAGACTGTAAATCCAGCAATGAGATTAAACAAAATATATGAATGTAATTCAACTCAAGCTGTTAACATCATCAAAGATTTCCTTAAATACGACATATCTGAATCATTAACAGAATTCTTAGAAAATGAAGATGCTTTCTTAAGTGTTATGAAAAATGACAGAAATGAGATCATAAAAAATATTTCTGTACTAGAAGGAGAGATTTCTAAAATAGAAACTGCAGAACTTCAAAATCCTTTATTATCTAAATCTACTGAATTACAAGCTTTAAAAGAATCAATAGTTGATGAAATTACGGATCTTAAAGACAGATGGAATAAAGTTAATTTAGAAATAAAATCATTTGAGAGTGGATCTAAATTAGTTTCTACAGATCTTAATGAGGATTTAGGTTATCCTATTGATACAGAGATCAGAGTTAAGAGAAACGGGGTTAAAGGAAAAGTTATCGGAGTAGATAATAATTCTAAAACTTATACAGTCCTTTTCAAAGAAGGTAAAACAGGTGAATACTTCTTCTCTGATGTTGAAGATATAAACGATGAAGTTGACAACTATTCAATTCAAGCACCTGATATGGATCTAGAGGAAACTAACGAATCTAAATTAAATCAGAATTTTGCATCTGCACCAGGAGGAAAATCACATTCTTCTAACAAGGGAATGAAAGCTATGGCTAAGGCTGGTTTAGCAACTGCACCATCTAAAAAAATAGCAGGTTCTTCTAAATTTATTGAAGACGATAAAAATGCAAATCTTGCTGATGTAACTAAAGTTAAAGCTAAGAAAGGTGAAAAGGGTGAAGCTACTAAATTGGCAACATTACCAAAGAGCTCTACTAAAAAAGGTTCAAATTTCATAAATAATCTTAGCAACTTAAATCTTGCAGATGCACCTAAAGGAAACATTAAAGGTTCTTCTAAATTTATTGAAGATTTAAAGAATCAAAATTTAGCTTCTTTAAAAGAGAGTCAAAAAAATTCTCATATTGAAAAAGCACCTAAAGGTAAAGAAGAAGCTACTAAAAGATTCGCAGAAAAAGAAGAAAATGCAAATCTTGCAGAGGCACCTGGAGACCACAAAAGAACAGGTAAAAAAGATGTTGAAGATTTAAAAAGAGCAGGCTTAGCTGAAGCTCCTACTTCAAAAAAAAAGTAAAAACAAACTCTAATATAGCTGAGTCTATTTCTGAGTCCGGGGAAGGATTAGGAAATAGACTCAGTTTTGTTTTAGATGATTTGAAAAATTGTCTAACAAAATTAAAGGAATTGGAAACTTCCAGCGAGGAAAATGGTAGAATAGGTATAGATGTAATTAAGGGTTCTAAGGAAAATTTGGAAAAATTAGAAAAAAATTTAGAAAATCAAATAGAAAAACTCCAAAATAATTTTCCAGAAGAAGAATCATGATATACGTAAAAAACAAAGAGCTAAAAAGAGCTTTAGCAGAAAGTAAGGAAAAAGGACAACTTACTAGAGAAACAATCGAAATGTTCACACTTATTGTTAATGGAATGTCTAAGACACATTCGTATAGAGATAATGAGGATCGTGAAGACTGTATCTCTTCAGGGATCGAAGATTTATTAAAATATTGGAATCGATACGACGTAGAGAAATCAGAGAATGCTTTCGCTTTCATAAGTCAAATAGCACACAACGGTATGAAAAAAGGATGGAAAAAAATCCATCCCCCTAAATCAATCAAAACTATACCATTTTCAAGAATTGTAAAAGAAGACAATTCTAACTATAATGTGTAACAGTGGACATAAAAAAATTAAAACCGAGTGGCCCCTGGAAATCTGGTAAATATTATCCAACAAATCCAGAGAAGTATATAGGTGATACATATAACATCATCTATAGAAGCTCGTGGGAATATAAATTTTGTCAGTACTGTGACTTAAATCCTAATATAACTAAATGGAGCTCAGAACCAACTTGTATTCCTTATTGGAGCCCAATAGACAAAAAAGAACACAAATATTACGTAGACTATTACATACAAGTTAAAAAAGGTAACAACTACGAGAATTGGCTTATTGAGATAAAACCAGAGGATCAATATTCTTTGGCTTCACGACCAATATTAGAGGGAAACGTCACGGAGAAGAAACTAAAAAATTACAACCACAAATTAAAGACTTGGATCACCAACAGAGCTAAATTTGAAGCAGCTACTAGATATGCAGAATCCAGAGGGTATAAATTCGGTGCAATAAACGAAAAATTTATACTTAGATGAAACCTTTCAGACAAAGATTTAATGATTATAAATTGACAATATCTGGTATGTCATCACTTCCAGAGGATTCTATTAAAAACTGGTTGGATAAGTACGCAAATAAGGGTCAAAGCTTTAATCCAAATTATCTATTACCTGGTAAAATATACGCTTTTGAATATAAAGACGAATTAAAAGACAAGAAGAAATTCATAAACAAAAGGCCTATTGTATTCTTCATGGGATTTAACAATTTAAATAATAAAACTGCTTTTAGTGGAATAGATCTTATTTTAATTCCACCACAAATTAGACTCCTTCTGCTGGAAAGAATAGAAACGGTTTACCGAAATACAATCGAAAAGAATGTTAAGAACATCCTAGAAGAATCTAAGGAGCAGTTTCCTCTAAAGACAGATTTTGAAACAGTCAATAGTATATTATCAGGAATACCTTTTAAAAATGCATTCAGATATTGGGATATAAGTAAAATACGTGACGTTAAAGAAATTTCTTACGAGGAATGGACTAAGATTGTATATCTGAATACAAGATCTATTGAAGGGACTACTATAGAGGAGATATATAAAAAAAATATGCGATAAATGGCAGGATTCACTGACGGTAATAAAACTTTCTTCAGTTCTATTATCGATAACATTAAAAAGATTAGTAGTTTTGGAATGGCTTACGGAGATTTAGTAGTAAGAAATTCACAGGCTGTTGGTATAACAGAATCTCAATTTTTAGAAAAAGGTGGTATAAAAGACGAGGCTTTCTTATTTGGATTAAGAAGATCTGACACAACAACAAAGCAATACATATCATACTTTGATAAAGATTATGCTAATAAAAGACATTATCTGCAAGGATTTGCGCAAAATCCAGAGATTGAATTTATTCTTGATACAATATGTGACGAATCTATAGTCTATGACGACAAAAACTTTTGGGCTTATATAGGATTCTTAGAGAACGAGGATATCGATGATGATATGAGAGATAAAGCTATCAAAAGATATAAGGAGATCTATAACTTATTTGGATTTAACCAGGATATATTTGCATGGCATTTATTTAGAAAATTCCTAGTTGATGGAATATTAGCATTTGAGATTGTATTTGACACCAAAGGTAAAAATATTGTTGGTTTTAAAGAGCTAGATTCAGCTTTCTTAATACCTACAGTTGAACAACAACCGGACGGATCATACGTTGATATCTGGATACAATATCCGGACAATCCTGCAATGACTAGAAAACTTTACGATTCCCAGATCATATACATAAGTTACGGTAAAGGAGGAGGATCTTCAACAAGAATAAGTTATACGGAAAGATTAATAAGATCTTTTAACTTATTAAGGATCATGGAACACACTAGGATAATATGGAACGTTATGAATTCATCTTTCCGTATGACAATGAACGTTCCTATAGGTACAAGATCACAACAAAAAGCTAAACAGACTTTAGGAGAGTTAATGTCAATCTACAAGGAGGATTTCAGATTAGATACAAGTAGTGGTGAATTAACAGTTGATGGTAAACCAAAAATACAATTCTTTAAGAATTATTTAATGCCATCATCCCCTAACGGAACTCCTGATTTACAACCTTTAGCAGGATCTGGAGATGCCACTGCATTCACAGACACTACAGTATTAAAATACTTTGCTGATAAATTAAGAATAGATTCTAAAATACCAGCAACCAGATTTGGTAGAGAAGACACTGGATCCGAAGGAACTATTACTTTCAATATGGAAGGATTGGAGCAAGAGGAAATAAGATTCTCCAAATTCATAAGCAGATTAAGATCCATATTTCAAGAAATTATGATGAAACCTCTGTGGGTTCAGTTCTGTTTAGATTATCCAGAAAAAAAAGAGGATTATTTATTAAAGGCTGACTTCGGATTAGATTATGTTAAAGATAACCATTTTACAAAAGCAAAAGAAACAGAGATACTAACTATAAGAAAGGACCAAATAATTAAAATATCAGGTCTTAAAAATAGTAAAGGAGAGCCTTTCTTTAGTATGGACTTCTTAGTTGATAGATGGTTAGGAATGTCTCCAGATAAGAGGGAAAGAAACAAAACAATGAAAGAGAAATTCCTAAAAGAAAAGGAGGAGGAAGAGAAAAAAGGAGGAGCAGAAGGTGAGAAAAAAGAAGAAGGCGGATCCGCTGACGAATTCACATTATAATTAAGATGGCAGGTTTTTTAGATAACATACAGAAATATAATCCTAACGTAGCTAGAATTTTAAAAAGCGTAGGAACATTAGGTTCTTTCGGAATGGATTACAAAGACATGGTAATTAAAAATTCCATGGCTGTTGGTTCTACTGAGGCTAACATGAGGGAAAGATTCGGATTCAATCAGGACGAGGAGGATTTCATTTATGCAATAGCTGCACAGGATACCACAATAAGAAAATATATAGCATATTTTGATAAAGATTTTCCAGTAAAGAGAGATTTCTTAAGAACATTCGCACTAAATTCTGAGATAGAATACATCTTAGACACAATCTGCGATGAAGGTATCTGCTATGATGATAAGAATTTCTTCTGTTCCCCATCATCTATTAATCTAGATCTTAATGACGAAATAATCAAGAAACTAGGAAAGAATTTCAGGAAACTTTACGTTCTTCATAATTTTTGTAACGGTCTTACTGGATGGCAATACTTTAGACAATTATTAGTAGAGGGATTCTTATCTTTTGAGATAATTTATTCCAACGACGGAAAAGATATTATAGGATTTAAAGAATTAGATGCTATAAGCTTAACTCCTGCAGTAGAGAAGAAACCAAACGGTGAAAGAGAAACAGTCTGGTACCAATATTATGGAGATTCAGTAAGACAGAGAAGATTGCTTGACGCACAGGTTATTTATATCTCTTATGCTAAAGCGAACACATTATCAAGAACATCATATTGTGAAAGATTAATTAGATCCTACAACCTTTTAAAAATAATGGAACATAGTAGGATAATATGGAACGTTATGAATTCACAATATAGAATAAAAATGACCGTTCCTATTGGATCTAAATCTCAACAGAAGGCCAAACAATCCCTTGGAGAATTAATGTCGGTTTATAAAGAAGATATTAAATTAGATTCTGCCTCTGGTGAATTGTCTATAAATGGTAGACCTGATTTACAATTCTATAAGAATTATCTTTTCCCTAATGCAGGAGGAGAGAGCGTAAAGGTTGAGACTATTAATGCAACAGGTCCTAATTTAAATATCATGGATTCTGTTGTTTATTTCTATAACAAATTAAGGCAGGATTCTAAAATACCTTATAACAGATTTTCATCAAGATTTGGTGGAACCGGTAACGCATTTAAATCCGCTGCTGAAGGTGCAGAGAGAGATGAAGTTAGATTTGGTAAGTTTGTTACAAGAATAAGATCAATATTTCAGGAGATAATGGTTAAACCCCTATGGATCCAAATGTGTCTTGATTTCCCAGATCTTAAAAATGACATGGAGTTTAAAAGTCAGATAGGTGTAGTTTTTAATAGCGATAACCAATTTAGTACTTCAAGGGAGATTGAATTGATGATAAAAAATATAGACTTCATAACATCAATGGCAGATATCAAGAAAACAATTAACGAGGAGGAAAGCCAATATTTCGAACAAGATTTCTTAATAGAAGAGTATTTAGATTTAAATACAGAGGATCTAAAAACTAATAAAATCTACAAGGAAAAAGATAAGGAAGAGGGTGAAAGCTCTGGAGAAGCAACTGGGGGAGAAGAAGGAGGGACTGAAGAAGAAGGAGGTGAAGAAGCAACTATATAAAAACCGTAGAAAATAATTTTTTTTCTAAAGATTATTTATTATCTTTATTAAAAAAATAAATTATGGAAGCGGAATTAAAATTATTATTAGAAGTAGAGTTAGCTACAGGGAATGGCTCACAAAAAACTAAGCAAGATTTAATTAGTAACAATTACACACAAGTAATGGACTATTTGCTTAAAATAGCACTTAATCCTTTCTTGACAACTAAATTAAGTCACATTGAATTACTACAGGATCAGCCCTATTTAATTTCATACGATCCATATGAAAAATTTGTAGATTTAACACAAAGACTTTTAAGTTCTCCTGCAGCTAATAACAAATTAAGAGAGGAAGCTTTCGAATTAATCAATTGTACGCCCTACGATTTAGAAACTAGAAAAATGCTTCTTAAGGTTATTACCAAAAGCTTAAATATAGGTATAGGTGCAAAACTAATCAATAAAGCTTTAAAGAAAGAAGTTATTCCAGATCCTAGTTTAATGCTAGCACAAGATGACGAGAGCGAAATAAATAAATGGCCTAAAATAATCTGCGAAGAAAAATACGACGGTGTTAGGATAATAATAGTAATAGACGGCGAGGATGTTAAGATCTTCACAAGGAAATTCAACGAAATTCCTAGACATTACCTTTCTGTCATATCGGACGCATGTCTAGAACTCATAAAAAAATCAGGATTAAAAGGTTCTTGGTTCTTCGATGGCGAATTAACTGACACTAACAGGAAAAGTGTATCAGGAAAAGTCACTAAGATGCTAAAAGGATCCCCGGTAGATCAAATAGGTGATGACCTTCTATTTAACATATTTGATCTAGAAGACACATCAGTTTTACAAGACGGTAAAGGTCTAATACCATTCGAAATAAGAAGAAGTACATTAGAGGGTGTTTTCGAAGAGAATACGAGCACTTCACTGGTATTAGCAGAATCTTTCTTAGCTAACGAGAAAGAAGACATTTATACGTACTATAAATCAATAATAGCAAAAGGAGGAGAAGGCGTTATACTTAAAAATCCGGATCACGTATACGAATGTAAAAGATCCAAGAATTGGATCAAGCTGAAAGAAGTTAGCGATTGTGATCTTGTTATCACAGGATGGTATCCAGGAGAAGGAAAAAGAGAAGGACTTATAGGAGGATTTATATGCGAGGATCTATCAGGGAAGATTAAAGTTAAAGTTGGATCTGGATTTAGTGACGACGATCTAAAAGAGATTAGCAAAGATCCAGATTCATATATAAATCGAATATGTGCTGTTCAATATAATGTCGTAATTAGCGACAAGAATGACAATTGGTCATTATTCTTACCAAGACTAGTAGAAGTCAGATCAGATAAGGATTATGCTGACGATATGCAATCTTTATGTAAATAAAAGCATCTTTTAAGAATTTTTCTGGAATCATTACTCTATAATAAATAAACTAGAGTAATGATTCCAGAATTATTAACCGAGAAATTAAGACCGAAAGATTTAAAACATGTTATTCTTCCTAAAAGAATAAAGTCATCTTTTGAAGATGGATTGAAACAAAATGTACTTTTAGCCGGATCCCCAGGAACTGGGAAAACAACAATGGCTAAAATCCTAATTAAAGGACATCCATACCTATTCATTAATGTATCTGATGAAAGCTCAGTAGACACAGTAAGAACTAAAATAAATGATTTTTGTTCCACTGTTTCTATTATGGACGGAGAAAATCAAACCAAAATAGTTGTACTAGATGAGTTTGATGGTGCATCGGATCAATTCTACAAAGCCCTTAGGGGAACTATCGAGAAATTTGCTAAAGGAACTAGATTTGTTGCCACGTGTAATTATCTAAACAAAATACCGGAGGCGATGAGATCTAGATTCGAACTATACGATTTTGATCCCATCAACAAACAGGAAGAGGATGAGATATCTTTAGAATGGAAAGAAAGAATTGGAAGAATTCTTTCTGCGATGGGAATTTCTCATAATGAATCAGATTTAGAAACATTTTCTAAGAAATATTATCCAGATATGAGATCTGCTTTAAACTGTATTCAGAGATGGAATATAGACGGATTATCAGAACTCACAGATAGTAAAATAAACGAAGAGTTCTTCGTCAACGAAGAAATATTTGATCTAATATTTTCAGAGGCCGATCCAGTAAAAAACTACCAATTAATAGTTGGTCAATATTCAGGAAAAGTTGACGAGGTCCTAAATTCTTTATCTTCTGATTTTATTAAATGGATCTCAGAGAAAAGACCAGAAAAACAATCACTTATCCCAGCTATTATAATAACAGTTGCTAAATATCAAGCAGAAAGAAATCTGGTAATAGATTCTGTTGTAAGTCTTCTTGCTTGTATATTCACTCTACAACAATTAGCAAATAAGTAGCAGCATGGAAAAGAAAATAATATTAGTTGGTCCTGGTGGTTCAGGAAAGGATTTTCTTAGAAAAAAACTAGTGTCTAGAGGATTCACATATGGTATTTCCCATACAAGTAGACCCCCGAGAGAAGGTGAAATTAATGGTATAGACTATTATTTTACAGATTCAGATTATATGGAAAAAAATAGAGACCAATTCCTAGAACTACAATCATTTAATGGATGGAATTATGGGATATCTTTATGTGAATTTAACAATAATGATCTTTTTATCCTTAGTCCTGCGGGTCTAAAATCAATATCTAAAGAGATCAGACAATCTTGTTTTGTGATTTATTTAAATCCTCCAATATCAGTAAGAATTGAAAGACTAGGTTCTAGAAATGATGCTGATGACGTAAGCAGAAGACTAAAAGGCGACGAAGAA